CTTTTGATCGAGGGGATCATCTATGTAAACGGCGACCCGGTGGAGGGTACGTTTGTAGAGGCCACCAAGACCTTTACCGAAGGGATGGCAGAATGAGAAAAGAATTCAACTTTAGGGATGCCAGGGTCAAGCTGAAGATCGCGGGGCATGTCTTTGAAGTGGATATGGGAAAGCGTGCGCTGCACGAGGAGCTTGCAACCTTTTCCCAGAGGGCTTTGGAGTATTCCAAGGCCCTCAAAACCTCCAAAGACGCGAAAAAGACGCTGGAGGAAGCGACGCAGTTTATTCTCATGAGCATTGATAAGATCCTGGGCCAAGGGGCAAGTGCAAAGATATTCCAAGACAGGACGGCGGATTTGGCGGATGCAACGGATGTGGTGAATTTCATCTTGCAGAGCCTGAACCAGGCGCGGGAAAAGCGCATGCAGCGGTACCAAAAGCTGGCGGCGGAGGCGCAGCGATGAGCCTATTGACCGGGACGCTGCCCACAGCGGTGGAGATCTGTGGGCGGCAGGTGAAGATCCGGGCGGATTTTCGGGCCGGGCTGGCGTTTGAAAGGGCGCTGGGGGATGAAACGCTGGATCAGCTGCAACGGCTGGCGCTGGGGCTGTCTGTGCTGTATGAGGAAGTGCCGGATGAGATTGGGGCGGCGGTGGACCGTGCGCTTTGGTTTTATCGGTGCGGAAGGGAAGAGAGCGGCGAAGCTGCCGGCGCGGCGGACGCTGCGCCCAGCGCAGGACCTAGGATATACAGCTTTGAGGAGGATGCGCCGTATATCTATGCGGCGTTTTTAAGCCAATACGGGCTGGACTTAACAGAAATCCCGTTTTTGCACTGGTGGAAGTTTAAGGCGTTGTTCAGCGCGCTGGAGGAACGGCATGAATTTGTCAAGATCATGCGGTACAGGAGCGTGGCGATTTCGCCTAAGATGACGGCGGAGGAGCAGAAATTTTACCGGACGATGAAGCGTCTGTATGCGCTGCCGGACAAAAGGAGCGAGGAAGAAAAGCAGAGGGACTTTATCAACGCGCTGGCAGGGGGGCTGTAAATGGAGGCAAAACAACGGGTACGCTGCCCGTACTGCGGCATGCATCGATGGCAAAGGATAGGACGGAAAACGCTGGCAGAGCGTATGAGCATAGGCGGGGAAGGAAGGTGAAACGATGGCGAAGGAAAAGATAGAAGTACAGGTTGTGGTGGATGAATCCGCGGCGGTGAAAGGGATTGCAGCGCTGGACAGGTCGTTGGACAATATGGCGGTATCCCTTGCGATGCTGGAGGGTTCCGTTGACAAGATGAATGGAAAGCTGGATTCGCTGGGGACAACTTCACAGGGCAGCACGGCAAGCGCGATACAGGGATTATCCAGCGATTTTGGTGCGTTGCTCAGCTCCACAGGTACACTGGCGGATGCTTTTGCAAACTCCACAAGCGCTGTGGAAGCGGCAGGCAAGGGGCTTTCCAGCATTTTGGGCCCGGTCTCCGCGGTATTCAGCGGATTCAGCGCTTTGGTAAGCATTGGCTCCGAGGTGATGGACTGGTTTGGCAGGATGGAAGAAAAATACCGCGGCGAGAGCGAACTGCTGAAAGAGACCAGGGCCCAGATAGAGGAGAGCATAGCCGGGATGGATAGCCTGGCGGCGTCCAGGCAGCGCAACGTGGAAAACGGGATGGCGGAGATCGCCATGACGGAAATGCTGTATGGGAAGCTGGCGGATATGGCAGACGCCAACGGCGTGATCTCGGCGGCGGATGCAGAGCATGCGCAGGTACTGGCAGACCAGCTGATCCCGGCGCTGGGAGAGATGGTGCGCCTAAACGAAGACGGCTCGATGACGCTTTTGAAAAGCGCAGACGATGTAAAGACGTACCTGGAGCAGAAAAAGGCGCAGATGATGGTCGAGGCGATGGAGCCGGAAATCAAGTACGCGATGATCGAAAGCGCCAAGCTCTACAACGCGATGATGGAAAACTCTGCACAGATCGCGGCGAACAACGAGAAGATCAAGGCAAACAGCATTGCGCATGACAAGGCGATGGCAGAGGGCAATATGGAGTTGGCAAACTCGCTATCCATGGCCAATCTTAAACTGCAAAAGGACAATGAGGCGAGGCAGGCCAGCAACGACGAGATGCTGGCATCCTATGAGACGTATACCGGAAAGATCAGCGAATACGACGCCAATATGACGGCGCTGATGTTGGGAGATACCGAGGCGATCCTGGAGGGGCAGGCGACGCAGCTGTATGCCCAGGAGGAAGGCAACGCCAAGGTAAAGGAGCTGTATGGGCAGAGGATAACGGATGCCCAGGACTGCTTGGATACGCTGCATGAAATACACGAAAAAGATGCAGTGGATCTGGGCGACGCCATCTACACAGCGGCAGAGGAACGGGTGGACAGCGTAAACCAAGCGTATTTGGAGCTCGGAACCTCGGCGGCCAACGGGCTAAATACCGGCATAGACGAGGCGGAGCCCACGGTAACGGAGAACGCGGCACAAATGGTAGCCGGCGCTAAGGGAGCGGCAGATGCACAGGCAGGCGGCTTTAAGAGCACCGGCAGCGAGGCGGGCGGCAGCTTCAAGCAGGGGATGGCAGAGAAGAACCCGGAGGTTGTAGAGGAAGCGCGCCTAGGGTTTGAAGCGGCGGCGCTGAAGGCCGGCGAGTCGGTGAATAAGTACAAAGAAGCCGGGACGGGAGCCGTGGAAGGCTTTAAGGGCAGCATGGCTGAGCAGAGAGAGCAGCTGGAAGCGTACGTGGAAAATTATTTTGCCGGGATGGGAGACTCGGCGAAAAAAGGGATCCAGGTAAATTCCCCGTCCAAGGTATTCCAGAAGATCGGCCTGGCGGTAGGCGAAGGGTTCCGCTTGGGCATGGAACAGGATAAGCCCAAGGCAGAGCGGACAGTGCTGGACTATTTCCAAAAAATGATCGCAACGGTAAAGGCAGAGACAAGAAAGCTGAATTTGGAATTTGCGCTGGCGCAGGGGCTGTCTGGGGCCGGCGGCACAGGCAGGGCGGAAACGCCGGGCAGCGTAACGCAGACCATCCACTTTAACCAGCCGGTGCAGACGCCGGCGCAGATGGCGCGGGCGCTGCGAAAGGAATCGCAAAAGCTGGCGAGGGGGGTGTGCTAAATGCAGGCAAAGCATATGACAATTACGCTGACAAGCGGACATAAGACCCTGGTGCTGGGCAAGGGGCATCCGTACCGGCTGCGCTCGGTACAGGGCCTGGAGGCGGCGCCTGTTGCCATTGCCTCGGCGCCCAACGCCGGGATGCACGGCGACACGGTGACAAACGTGCGCCTGGAGGCAAGGAGCCTGGTGCTGGGCGGCACGATCGCGTACCTGGATGACCTAGAGCGGCTGCGCGAAAGGCTGGCCCGGTTTCTTTCGCCGCATGAGGAAGGCTTATGCACCATTGATTACTGCGGAACAAAGCGGCAGATCGGATACAGGGTAGAGGCCTTTTCCATCGACGAGATGGCCAACCTTTGGGCGCCGATGGATTTTTCCATCACGCTGTTTTGCGCCGACCCGATGCTGCACAGCACGGATAGCTATGGCCGAAACATTGCAGAATACCTGCCGCAGTTTGCCCTGCCCTTTTGCTGCACGGCGGAGAAAAAGAGCATCATGGGGTATCGAAAGACCAGCAACACCATTGTGCTGAAAAACGACGGCGATACGGCCGTTGGGCTCAAGGCGGTGATTGCTGCGGTACGAGGGCCGGTAAACGACCCGGTGCTGAAAAACGAAGCGACCGGACAGCAGATAGGAATGAAGATGACGCTGGCACAGGGGGATACGCTGACCATCAGCACCCTACCGCGGCAAAAGCAGATTCTCCTGAACGGAGAAAACGCCATGATGAAGATGGACAGAACCAGCGATTTGACATTTGCCTTAACGCCGGGGGACAACCTACTGTGCTATGAGGCGGCAGACGGCCGGAGCAACATGGATGTAAGGCTGTACTATACGCCGGAATACCTGGGGGTGTAGCGGATGGATCTGATGATCTTGGATGCGTCCTTTGCGCCGCTGGGCGTGGTGGATGCGTTTATCTCGCTGCAATGGACGCGCCGCTATTACGAGGTAGGCTCATTTGAGCTGCATACCGATATGGCGTGGTATGACCTGCTGCGACAGGGGCGCTATGTGTACCGAAACGATGCTGTGGAGGTGAGGGGCTTTCCTACGAGCAGGGCGAAACGGAGGAGCAGTTGACGGTAAGCGGCCGGTTTTTGGAGTGCCTTTTGGAGCGCCGCGTGATCCCCCAGAGGATGGAGCTGGCCGGCACGGCGGAGCAGATCTGCCGGACGCTGGTAGACCAGATGGCCATCCACCCGCAGGAGCCGGCGCGGGCGATCCCCAACCTGGCGCTGGG